AAGTTCCATTGTGTACTCTGCTTTCAAAGCTCTTGATTTTGCAGTTACAGTAACTTTGTCGATTGAGAACGCCATTTCAGCAAACTCATCAGTTCCGTCACCTAGTGTTTCTGCTTGAGCAGTAGTCATTCCAGAACCAGTAGTATATGTACCAGCAGAAGGACTATCGTTCAATGTCGCAGGGTTAGAACCTGAATGTGAATCAGGTGAACCTGTGTTAGAAGCAGCATCTTCAGCAGCAAAGTCTGAATCAGCTTCGTCAAATAATGCCTCAGCACCAGCTTGTGAACCGTAACGAGATTTCATTGCAAAGATAAGACCAGTAGGTCCTGTCATTGGTTGAACGCCACAGATATCATAAGCGATTAGGTTAGGCATTGCACGGCGTACTAGTGAAATTAGAACTGGGTCCCAATTGTCAACAGAACTACCCGTTGCGTTTGTAGGTGCAGCCTCAGCCATAAAGCTTCGGTCTTCCCTTACTGCTTTTTCTTGGTTCTCAAGAATAACAGTTGTAACAGCACGCTTATAGCTATCACCGATTTTTGGTAAATCTGGATGCTCTAGGACTGGCTGCCACTTTTCCTGTAGATGTTCTGTTTGGAACATTTTGTTTCTCCTTATTGAGTTTTCTAATAATATTTATAAAAACTATGATTTTGGAATGATTTTCTTTCCGCAACCTTAGCTTTTGGCTCGCTTTACATTTTTACTGATCGCAGCCATGTAAGCGGCCATTGCACCAGTTGTATCGAAGGCCTCTGAACCATCAGTTTCAGAGTCTACAGATTCAGCGATAGTGGTTGCCTTGGGGAAATAACTTTCCTTTAGCGTGTCGAGTTTACCTCTGAAAGAATCTTCATCAGTAAAATCTACATCTTCTGCGAGAGACTTGAACTTCTCTACCTCTGTATCGGCGAGGTCAGAAGCAACTTCTGCAAAAACACTCTCACGAACTAGTTGATCGTTCTGCTTCTTAATTGTAGCAGTCTTTTCAATTTGTTCATTGAGTTTAGCTTCAAGTTCATCAATCTTTTCAGACTGAGTTCCTAGAATGTCGTACTTCTCATCTGGAACATCAATGTAATACTCTTCAAATAGAGACTTGAGTCCAGAGATAAAGTCCTCTGCGATTTCGCCTTTGAGACCACGCTCAATTGCAATTTCGTTTTCTTTCATCCACTCTTCTACGACATAGTTCATGTATGCGTCAACCTTTTCAGTCAACTCATCACGCACTCTGTTGATTTCTTCAGCGATTTCTTGAACTTTTGCTTCTTCAATTCTTTCGACTTCAGAACGAAGTTTAGATTTAACAGCAGCTTCAAAAATTGTAGCAGCCTTGTCTTTAAATTCTTCAGATAGTTCTTCACCTTCTGTAAGTGCAGAAACATCTTCAGATACATCTACAGATGCTAGTCTTTCATCAAGAGTAGATTCATCGACTTTTTCAGCCTCTTCTTCATGCTCTGATTCTTTATTCATCATCTTGTCATAAGATGCTTTAAGATCTGTTGCTTTCATCTTTTCCATTTCGGAATACATTGCTTTCAACATTTCCATTTTAGTCATCTTAGCTTCTTCTAGTTCCTCACCATCGTGATCTACATGATCACCAGCGGCAAGAGGTTCTTGAATTTTAGTTGGTTCAGTATCTCCACCGGCATCTTTTGCACCCTTAGTCTGAGCATCTTTAACAGGTTTGATTGCTTTTGCAGCTTCAGAACCTTTCTTCTCATCTGGGGTAACAACAGCAGCACCAGTGTCTTGAACTTCACCATCCACTTTTTCCATTGAATCACCTTTAGCAGCACCCTTTTTAGGGGCATCCTGTGCAGCTTCTTCAAGCTCCGCAGCGATTTCTGCTTCTAGTTCCTCAATTGTCTTGTCTAGTTCTGACATTGGGATTTCTCCTTGAGTTTGTTATCTTAACATATTTATAATGATTAAATTTTTGACAAGAATTTTGCGAAAGCAAGTGCGGAAACATTAGTTTGTTTCCTTCTTACATTCTCATTTATCTCATCCTTGATTTCGGCAATATCTACTTCTTTAAGAATACCGTTATTCCAAATCCATTCTTTACCTTCCA